AGCCAGTCTGCAACAGCGACACGATACTCATCTATGTCTTTCTGGGTGCTGTAGATGCGATTCGCCACCTTGTTGCAGAGCCTAGGTAGATCTAGGGTGACACTGTCGCCGACTAGAAAGCCGACAAAAGTGCCTGTGCGCCCGCGTTCAATTTTGAGCTCAGGGAGGTGGCGAGTTTGAGTGATCTTCTGGGCGATGCACACACCATCGTCACCTTTGGGGCCGTATACGAAGGGGGATGTAAAGTTGAAGCTGGAGCCAAAGCGGGCCATGGAGTCCAGAGTGTTGTGGAAGTATGTTATACATACGCCACTCTGGAAGGCGGTGAGGTTGTCCAGTCTGTAGTCAAAGCCGCGAGCTTCCCAGTTGGTGAGGGCGGCAAAGATGGGGGTGTAGACTTTGCTGGGGACTCCGAAGAGCTCATAAACTCTTTTGACGAAGTCATGAGTGGCGTCGGTCTTTGTAGTGTCCTGTTCGCTGATATCAATGCAAACAACCTCGTGGTCGAGGGGCACCGTGCGCATGGCCTGATCGAAGGTTTTCTTGAAGCGATCGGGAGACATGCCATTGGGCAGGACGACGCCGGGCTTGAGGGCGGTTAAGAGATTCTGCTCGGTGGCCCTGTTCCACGCGGCAAAGATGTGGTTCAGAGTCTTGGGTTGAGCTGAAATACCCTGCCCGCCTTTGGGGTCGAAGCCGACATGGCTGCTGGTGCCCTGGAGCCAGAAGTCTGCTTTAAGGCCCGCTTTCTCTTGAGTCTTGTTAAAGCAACTGATGGTGGAGGTGGAGAACTTTGTCTCGCCATAAAGGCCCTCCTCCTGTCTTTTTGGGTTGTTTTTGCGGACTATGTTGGCCGCCATTTCTGATTCCGCCAGAAGCAAGTCTTCAGGTGTTATCAGCTTGATCTTCTGCGGGTCCACGAATTTCATGAACCCTTGGAACAGGCGGTCAGATTCAGCCACAACCTCTTCCGGTGTCATTTTAATTTTGGGTTTAGTGTATCGGCTAAGCACGGTCTGGACGCAATGATCCAGATCACGGTTGGATTGGGTGCGGCTTCGGCACCTGCTCAGCGGGATAACACGCACTCCTGGGGCTGCGTTGGGGTTGAGGATGGGGCGCCCACTGTTGCGGATTTTAAGAGTCTTTTGCCTGACGTCACCCAGGTGTTGGTAACCCGTTTCCCTGCGCATTTCGTAGGGTTCAGAGGTTGAAGGTGCCAGCCTTTGGAGGAT